AGGAAAGAGCTGGTTAGGTGCTGAATGGCTTACGACTAACTGTCACTTCTATCCTGGAAGTAGATGGTTTATTGGCAGAAACGAATTAAGTCGTTTAATGAAGAGTTCCTTTATAACATTTGAAAAGGTTTGTACATTTCACGGAATTAGTCGTGATTCGTGGAAACTAAACGGACAATATAACTACATTGAGTTTACAAGCGGATTGGCAAAGGGAAGTAGGATAGACCTCTTAGACCTCAAATACCAGCCATCAGACCCAATGTATGAACGACTAGGTTCACTTGAATATACAGGTGGTTGGATAGAGGAGGCAGGAGAAATAGACTTTACATCCTTTGATGTCTTAAAGAGTAGAATTGGAAGACATGAGAACGATAAGTATGGGCTTACTCCAGCTAAGATGCTCATAACTTTCAATCCTAAGAAAAACTGGTTATATCAATTATTCTACAAGCCTTGGAGAGATGGAAAACTACCAAAGGAATATGAGTTCATTCAATCCTTATACGGAGATAATCCTCACACAGCAAAGACCTACGGTGAAGACTTAAAAGAAATTAAGGACAAAGCTACCAAACAACGATTAATGTATGGAAACTGGGATTATGAAGATAGCTCTAAATCCATTTGTAATTATGATTCATTAGTAGATGTATTTAGTAATACTGTTACTAAAACAGGAAGTAAATATCTAACAATAGATATAGCCGATGATAATACTGACGATGAAAATTCAGAAAGAAAGATGACTGACAAAGAACCAGATAAGACAGTGTTCTCATTCTGGGAAGACCTAGAAGAATATAGAAGAGAGATATTTGAGAATTTGAATACAGAGATGATTATTAACAAGACTAGGGAATACGCCAGAGATGAGAAAATCCCTTACTCTCACATAGCAGTAGATGGTATCGGTGTAGGGGCAGGAGTAGCCTCCAGTTCAATATTAGACGGGATAATAGCATATAAGTCATCTTTTAGTGCTTTTAAAACAGACCAGAATATAGTTAGGCTTCCTAATGTATCTTATACAAAAAATGCTCAACTAACATCAGATTACAGGAATTTAAGAGTTCAATGTATATTCACACTTGGAGAACTGATTAATAATCATGAGATAGCCTCACGGGTAGAAGGAAAAGCTAAAGATGACACCATCGAAGAATTATCAATCTACAAAGAGACAACAAAAGATGATAATAAGAGAATGGCTACTCAAAAAGAAGAAATCAAGAAGTTACTAGGAAGAAGTCCTGACTCAAGCGATACTTGGATTATGAGAATGTATTTCATAGTAAAAGGTAAAATAACTTCAGTTGACACTCCCGAAGGCGATAGTGTCGTAGAACGCCAGAAGGAGATTTTAGAAGAAAATAGAGAACAATTAATGAAGGAAACTAACAAATGAAAAAACTAATAATACAAATACTAATAGGTTTAGTAGTTATAGCAGTTCTAGGATTTTTAGTTCATCTAATCATAGAAGGCTTTAAATCAGAAGTAAAAGTTGATGAACCAAACTTAAGTAGTGTTACTAGAGGTGGAGAGTATCACTCTACTAGCACTTCTAATGGAGCAGGTGGAGTAATCACTTACGCAGCTAGAACTCAAGTTATTGTTGCTACTACCACACCAAGTGGAGAAACAATAGTAGCTAACTCTGAACAGAGATTTGGAGGTATAACATTAGGTTCAGTAATTATCGGTGGTGTATCAGCAGCAGATTTAATAATCTATGACGCTACATCTACCTCAGACATATCCTCAACCACAGCAGGTTGGATTATCGCAGCAGCTACAACAGGAACATATACATTTGATGTAGCCCTTAGTAGAGGTCTAATACTAGACTTTGGAGCAGGACACGAAGGCGAATATGTAATAACTTATAGGTAGTCAGAATTAAATTTATGTTAGAAAACAAAACAATTAGTTCATTGGTCAGAGAAATGGAGTCTGCCGATGTAGATGGAATTACAACCATATCTAAATATGTTGAACACGACCATAGAGAATGTTTAGAGAAGATTGACTGTTATATCAACTCTAAACACACCTCTGGTGAGTATGACTCTCAAGGCAGAGAGAAGCCGTCATTTAATATTGTAACATCAGCTAGAAACATAACTCACAGAGCCACAGACATTGACAGAAAGAATATCAGGATAGTTCCTAGTAAATTAGCTGATGAGATGACTTCATTCCTTGCCACAGTCTTATTACAGGAATGGATGCGTAAACACGCCTTTGGTAAGTTCTTAAATGAATGGGGACTCTCACTAGCAACCTATGGCTCAACCATATTAAAGTTTGTTGAGAAAGATGGAGAATTATTCTCAGAAGTTATGCCTTGGAACAGAATGATAGTTGACGCAGTTGACTTTGACTCAAACCCTAGAATTGAGAAGTTATGGCTAACCCCATCTCAATTACTTAAAAAAGAAGGTTATGACAAAGATATGGTAATGAAGTTAATAGATGCTCAAGAGGTTCGTGAAACTACCGACGGACAAGAGAAAGATACCAAACAAGGATACATTCCAGTCTATGAAGTCCACGGAGAACTACCACTTGCTTATCTTACAGGAGACCCTGAAGATGAAATAATATATGAACAGCAAATGTATGCTTTATCATTCTTAGAAAGCAAAGAGAATGATGACGAATATGATGACTATGTTCTCTATAAGGGCAGAGAGTCTAAAGACCCTTATATGATTACTCACTTAATCAAGACAGACGGCAGAACTCTCTCAATAGGTGCTGTAGAAAACCTCTTCCAAGCTCAATGGATGCAAAACCACTCAGCTAAGGTCATCAAAGATAACCTAGACCTATCTTCAAAGATAATCTTCCAGACTTCAGACGGAACATTTGTTGGCAAGAATGTCTTAAACGATATGTTTACAGGTGATATATTAAGACATAAACAAGGTGAACCTCTAACCCAACTTAATAACAGAGCTGATATAATAGCTCAACAAAGTTATCAAACACAATGGAAACAACTCGGAGATGAAATCACAGGTATCAGTGCTGCTATGCGAGGAGAGTCTGCTAAGAGCGGAACAGCTTGGAGAGATACAGAAGCTCGCTTACAAGAAAATCATTCCTTATTTGAACTAATGACCGAGAATAAATCCATAGATATTAAGTATATGCTCACGCAGTATATAATCCCGTTTGTCAAGAAAGGTATGGATACCGCTGAAGAAATAATGCCTATCTTAGAAGAACATCAAATAAACTTTATTGACTCCAAATTTATCCCTAACGAAGCTATTAGAAGAAGTAACCAAAAAATTAAAGATGCCGTATTATCAGGACAAGCATTCTCAAAAGAACAGCAAGACGAAGACATCGCATTAGCTACCGACTCAATCACTAACGCTATGAAATCAATGGGTAATAGACGACCATTTAAACCTAGCGATGTATCAGACAAAACTTGGAAGGAAATTCTTAAAGACCTAGAGTGGGATTTGGAATACGAAATTACAGGTGAAGCCAGAGATACCCAGATAGCAGCCGATACACTAACTAAGGTTCTCCAGTTCATCGCCAACAAGCAAGGTATGCCGATGAGTCCTCAAGAGAAATTAGTATTTGATAAAATATTGAGTATTACTGGAGCCGTCAGTCCTCTTGAAATGTCCCAAGTCGCAAATCAACCAGAAAATCAACTAGAAAATCAGCAAGCAGTACCACAAGGTGGGCAAGTCGATACTGCTAAATTAACACAACCAACACAATGAACAAACAAAGAGAAATACAACAATTAGAAGCAGAAAAGAGAAAGCAAATAGAAAAGATGTTACTTGATAGTAATAGAGTCTTCTCACAAGAACAATTATCGTTGGTATCAAATACCTTCTATAATAATACAGACCTATTATTGACACTTAGAAAATTTCTATTACAAGGTGATTTAACTGGAGATGAGTTATCTCATATCTCAGAAATAGGAAGTAACGAACAACTAATATCAGTTATAAGACTTTCACTTATTCCCATTATAGACCCTAATGCCGCCTACTCATCTGATACTTGGTTAGATATAAAGACAGAAGAAAAAGGAGCAGGTGAAACTTTCAACGATATTCTTTCAAAGTTAGTTCTAATTAGATACTTTGAACAACAGATTGATAAGATGGGAGGAAAGTCACCAAAGTATGAATATATTGTTAAAGGTTCAGAAAACCAATGGGAGAACGGAAAGATAATGTTCAAAGAACTAACCCCAACAGGCAAAGAAGGATTTGATGGTTCTTTCATTAACTTACAAGCAAGGAATAACATTATCAACAGAATTAATGGAACACTAAACCAGTTAAATATGTTCGCCATTCAGCATCACCAACCATTAACAGAAGAAGAGGAATTAGAAAAAAAGAATTTAGACTCAAATAAATAAAACATAATTGGACCGCTAAGTCCTTAAACTAGACTACATTTATGACTAATGAAAAAATAGCAGAGCAAGATGCTTTAAAACTTGCTAAAGAAGTTCTTGAAAAAACTGACAAAGATAAGTTTCCAAAACTTTATGAAAGCCGAGAGGTAGGAGTAAAGTCAATGGAAGCATATCAAAGTCAAAAAATAAGAGCTGAAAAAGCAGAAAAGGCTAACAAGCCATTGGAGACCACCCCTCCTAAAAAGGAAGTGGAGAACGAAACTCCTAAAAACGAATATTCTTTACAAGACATCAGAGCATTAAACGATGTTCACGATGAAGATGTAGAGACCGTAGAGAAGTTTGCTAAACTCTATGAAATCTCTATACCTGAAGCTAAGAAGCACGCAGACGTTCAAGCTGTCATAAAGAATAGAGAAGAATTAAGAGCAACCGCAAAAGCCACCACTACTAAGGGTGGTAGACACGGTGTAAACAAAGCAACAGGCAAAGAGCTACTAAGGAAGTTTAATAAGTCTGGAAATGTTCCAGATTCAGATGCTGACTTAGATGCTATGCTTGAAGCCGAGTTCCAATCTAAAAAAACACAATAATTTAGGTGGGTAAACTATTGAATTAATCACTATTTCGGTGGAAAATAGTTTCCCAGTGTGGTGGAACGCTGGATTAACAGTGTTCTTTAAAACTTGCATTACTAACTCTTCTTTGTTATACTATTTGTATGAATAAGAAGAAACTATCAAAACAACATATAGAGTCATTAAGACGAGCTTGGGTGAATAGAAAAGCTAAGGGGCTTGGTGTCCCTTGGAACAAAAATAAAGAATGGTCAAAAGAACATAGAGAAGGTTTAAGAAAGGCTTGGATTAAAAGAAAAGAAAAAGGATTAGGCGTAGCGTGGAATAAAGGTAAAAAACTATCAAAGAAACACGCTGAAAAATGTAAGATAGCTAGACTAGGAAAGAAACACACAGAAGAAACCAAAAAGAAAATGAGCCGAAGTGCTTGTAAGCGTGACAAAAATAATCAATGGAAAGGTGATGATGTTGGTTATAGGGGATTACATACTTGGGTTGAACGAGTGCTGGGTAAACCTAAAAGATGTGAATATTGTGGTAAAGACGGATTAACTGGCAGAAAAATCCATTGGGCAAATAAAAGTGGGAAGTATCTACGAGATAAATCTGATTGGATTCGTTTATGTGTATGTTGTCATCGTGAATATGATAGAAAATAGTATATTAGAGAAGAGTTAGTAACCAAGTGAATAAAGTCCATTAAAATTATTAATACCATATCAACCTACAGTTATCGTAGGAAATATGCTCTAGCTCACTTGGCAAAACTCCTTCGTAAGAAGTTGGTTGCTGAGAAAGTTTGTAAAGTTGACCGAACTGGATTGAAATATATTGACTCTCCTTATGGAAGTCAGCCTTCAACAACTGTTCAAACTATTGCTGGAACATACTCAACAGCTACGTTCACTCTCACAGATGACGGTCTAACCGTTACTGATGAATTTATCGTAGCAGAACACATCTACGACTTTGAAGAAACCCTTACAAAGTTTGATGTATTTAAAAGTCGAATTAACGAATTGAACAGTTCAGCTGCAACAGCTTTAGACAAGTGGGTAAACCAATTTACTGCTCACTATAAATTCTCTCTGATTACTGGGAAAGTCCAAGAATGGATAACCCGAGGCAAGCAGGCATTAGCCGTGCAGCCGCAACGACTAAGTGAGAGAACTATGCAATTTGCATAGAAGCGATAGTCTGACCTCCCAAGGAATTGGGAGAGGGACATCCGAAGTGTTGTCCCCCTTAGTTATTTGACAAGTTATGTGAAAACTGATAGTATGATGATATGAACGAATTATCATCAAAACAAATATCTCAAAAGAAATATGTAGAAAAAAATCGTGAAGAGATTAACAGAAAGAATAGAGAACGAGCCAAGGTAAAATGGCACGCAAATCCAGAAGAGAGTAGAAAGAAACGAAACGAAAAATGGGCAAAAAACAGAGAACACAATTGTAAACAGCAACGAGAATACTATCAGAAAAATAAAGAAAAATACAGAAAGTTACACAGAGATTATTCAAGAGAATTAAGAAAAACAGTTATTGAAGGATATGGTGGTAAGTGTGCTTGTTGTGGTGAAAGCCACCAAGAATTTATGGCACTTGACCACGTAAACGGAGGAGGCACTCAAGAAAGAATTAAAAAAAAGGTTCACGTCCATACACTTTACAGGAAAGTAGTAAAAGAAAACTTTCCTCCTGAATATCGTATTTTATGCCATAACTGTAACGCGTCTTTAGGACATTATGGTTATTGCCCACATAACTTAGAAACTAAGAGTAACAAATTTGAGTAAACGAGCTTACAGAAAACGCTAACGGAGATTACAGCACTCCAGCAGGAGGTTTCACAACCGCTACTAACGTTGTCCCAATTATGTCTGAATTACTCGCAAAGGTTGTTGGATATGAAAACGACTATGGTAATCTTTTCTTAATTATAGAAAATACAGATTTACCAGGTCTTATCCAAGCATTCGGTGCTGCAGGATTTAACACAGCTGACACTTGGCTCAGAAATGGCTACTTAACCAGCCAAATGGGCATTGACTTCTACATTGTCCGAACAGGAACATTCGCTGATGCTACTACCACAACAGCATCAGGAACAAAGACTTGGACAAACGCAGGACACAGAGTCTTCGGAGTCAAAGGTATTTCAACCTACGCATTTCCTAAAGGTATGAAATATGAGGAAAAGGGTGTAACAGGCAAAACTGGTAAAGAAGTCGTTGTCTACGGTTATGCAGGTTTTAAGGCTTGGATTCCAACCTATGACCTCTTAATCGACATCACAATTACTTAATCAATTTTAGTTTAGAAAATTGGGGAGTAAGATGTGGTGTTGAATTAAGTTGCCACCCACCTGGTTGACTGCATCCAGCATCACGCCTTACTCCTCAAATATAAACTAACTTAAACTAAAATGACCAAAAAAATTGTAAAAGACGAATTCAAAAAAACACCTGCTTCAGAAGTTAAAGCAGAAAAGGAAGTAAAGCCTAAACTTCCTACCCCAGAACCAGTCAAAGAGTCAGAAGTTATTGAAGCTCTAAAAGTTGAGTTGAAATTACTTCAAGTTCAAGTAGAAGAAAACAG